CGACGCGTACAAAGACTCCGCCAAGTTCCCTAACGGAGCGTGGTGTAAGGAGGGCGACTTTGTGCTCGTACGTACCTATTCTGGTACGCGGTTTAAGATTTTTGGAAAAGAGTTTCGCCTGATTAACGACGATCAGGTTGAGGCTGTTGTGCAAGACCCTCGCGGGCTAACCCGCGCTTGAAGGAGTAACTATGGCAAGCGATAAGGACGAATTTAAATTCCCCGACGAGATCGAGGAAAAGAGTTCGGGAAACCAAAGTGCTGAGACAGAAGTCGAGATTGAGATCGTCGATGACACGCCGCCCCAAGACCGAGGCCGCAGGCCGCTGGACCGTGAGGTAGCCGATCCGACGGACGAAGAGATCGAGACTTACTCCGACAAGGTTAAAAGCCGCATTAAAGAACTGACCCACGCCCGTCACGACGAACGCCGCAAGGCCGAAGCGCTGTCGCGTGAACGTCAGGAACTTGAGCGCCTTGCACAGCAGCTCATTGATGAGAACAAGAGCCTTAAGCAACGCTACAACGCGGGGCAAGAGGTTTACGCCACAACCGCCAAGGAAAAGGCGGAGTCCGATCTGGATATTGCCCGCCGTGAGCTGAAACAGGCCCACGAGGCGTTTGACACGGATGCGATTGTTGCAGCGCAAGAAAAGCTGGCCGAAGCCAAAATGCGCTCCGAGGCTGCAAAAAACTTTAAGCCGACCCCTTTACAGGAGGCGGAATATGAGCTAAAACCTCAACAAAATTCGGAACAAGCCGTCAAACCCGACGAAAAATCCCTGCGCTGGCAGGCCAAAAACCAGTGGTTCGGGCAAGATGGTTTCGAGGAATACACCAGCTACGCACTAGGGCTGCATCAAAAACTAGTCTCCGGAGGCATCGACCCCCGCTCTGATGATTACTACGACCAGATTAACGGTCGCATGAAGTCCAAGTTTCCCGAGCTTTTCGGTGAGACGGAAGACAAGCCAAGGTCCGGTGAGGTTTCCAAAAAACCTACAACGGTTGTCGCACCGGCTGCACGCAGTACGTCGGCTGGAAAAATCCGTTTGACAGCAACCCAAGTGGCGCTGGCTAAGAAATTTAACCTAACGCCGCAGCAGTATGCTGCCCAAGTAGCTAAACTGGAGAACCAAAATGGCTGAAACCCGTATCCCTCGTGATCTCGTGTCACGCGAAAAAACTTCTCGATCAGTGTATGTTCCCCCGAGCGCACTGCCCGATCCGACCCCCGAGCCGGGTTATGTCTATCACTGGGTTGCGACCCATGTGCTTGGGCAAGCTGACCCGACGAACGTGTCCAAAAAGATGCGTGATAACTGGGTGCCGGTGAAGGCGGAAGATCATCCGGAACTGATGCTGTTGGGTAACGCCACGACGGGCAACGTGGAGATTGGTGGCCTCATGCTGTGTAAGCAGACCATTGATCAGTATCGCGCCCGCCAAGAGTATTACAGCCGACAGGCTCAGTCCCAGATGGAGTCGGTGGACAACCACTTCATGCGAAACAATGACCCGCGTATGCCTCTGTTTGCCGACCGCAAGTCGTCTGCCAGTCGCGGAAGCGGATTTGGTTCTGGTTCTAAGTAACTTAGGAGTCCTTAAATGGCGTCTACTGCTTCTCCCTACGGCCTTCGTGCCGTCAACCGTAACGACGGCATGGCCTATGCCGGCGCTACGAGTCAGTTCCTAATCGACCCTGCCGGTCTGGGATCTAACCTTTTCAACGGCCAAGTCGTTATCATTAACGCCAACGGCTACATCGCTCTGTCTACCGCTACTGGTGCGGACCTGACGACTAACAACCTCGGCGGTGCCAACCTCGGCGCTTGGGGCGTGTTCGTTGGCTGTTCCTACATCAACGCGCAAGGTCAGCAGATCTACGGTCAGTACTACCCCTCCGGCACCACCGGCGTGGTGACTGCGTACGTGATCACCGATCCCAGCGTGACGTTCCAAGCCCAACTGGATGGCGTTGCTGACCAGTCGGACCTCGGTGCGAACACCTTCTTCGCCGCCGTTCAGAGCACCAGCACGGGTTCGACCACCACCGGCAACTCGACCAGCGCTCTGGAGTCCACCACGCAAACCGCCGCCGCCGCGTTCAAGATTATCGGTTTCGCCTCCCCGGTGACCGATGCTTTCCCCGACGTGCTGGTGAAGTTCAACCCGGGCGCTCACGCCTTTACCAATGCCGTCGGCATCTAAGGAGTAATTAAAAATGGCTATTTCTCGTGCACAACTCCTTAAAGAACTGCTGCCCGGCCTGAACGCTCTGTTCGGCATGGAATACGCTCGCTACGGCGAGGAGCACAAGGAAATCTACGAAACCGAATCCTCTGAGCGTTCTTTTGAAGAAGAGACCAAGCTCGCCGGTTTCGGTGCTGCACCTGTCAAGAACGAAGGCTCTGCCATCGCTTACGACAACGCGCAGGAAGCTTTCACTGCTCGCTATACCCACGAAACCATCGCTCTGGGCTTCTCGATCACCGAAGAAGCTGTGGAAGACAACCTGTACGACAGCCTGTCTGCCCGCTATACCAAAGCTCTGGCTCGTGCTATGGCCTTCACCAAGCAGGTCAAAGCCGCTTCGGTTCTGAACAACGGTTTCAGCGGTTCCTACCTCGGTGGTGACGGCGTCTCCTTGTTCGGCGTGAACAGCTCTAGCGCTCGCGTCGGCCACCCGCTGGTTGGCGGCGGCCAGAACTACAACAGCCCGACCGTTGGCGTCGATCTGAACGAGACCTCGCTGGAAAACGCTACGATTCAAATCGCTGCGTGGACCGACGAACGTGGTCTGCTGATCGCTGCCAAGCCGGTTAAGCTGGTGGTTCCCCCGGCACTGATGTTCACGTCCAAGCGTCTGCTGGACACCGAACTGCGTGTTGCTACTGCTGATAACGACATCAACGCGTTGAAGCAGATGGGCACCATCTCCGGTGGCTACACCATTAACCACTTCTTGACCGACCCGAACGCATGGTTCCTGACCACTGACGTTCCCAACGGCCTGAAGCACTTCGAGCGTATGCCTCTGGACACCAAAATGGACGGTGATTTCGACACCGGCAACGTCCGCTACAAGGCCCGCGAGCGTTATTCGTTCGGCTGGTCTGATCCCCTCGGCGTTTGGGGTTCGTCCGGTTCGACCTGATCTTCAGGTAGACCATGAAAAAGGGGCCTTGTGCCCCTTTTTCTTTTGCTGTATATTGCTTTAACTCGGATTTCCCCGGGGCGTAAGACTGACCGAGCAGACGACATGCAGACGGACGCCCCATAACTCGCATGTGAGGAATCATCATGGCACAAACTAGCTTCACCGGGCCTGTCGCATCGGCCAATGGCTTTATCGGCGGCACCGCAGCTTCCCCCATCTCCGTTACCACCGCAGGTAACATCAATGAGTCTTACGTTACGACCTCCGCCACCACTGGCGACACTCGTCTCTCGTACAACCGGCTGACCTTTACCTCTACAGGTTCTGGCGAGACTATTCGTGCTTTGACCCGAGTAACGGGCGCTAACGGCGCTACTGCTGGCACGATCAACGGCGCTCACATCTCCACTTCAATCAACACGGGCGGCACAATCTCTGGTGCGGCTAACGCTATTCGTGCAACCTTAGGAGGCTCCGTAGCTTCTCCCGGCGGTACTTTGGCTGTTTTGCAGTTGGATACAGATTATTCTGTTAACGCCACGCTGCCCGCTACCGCTTCGTTCATTCGCGTGTCGGACAGCGGATCGAACACCGGCGAAATCCCGTTGTTCGCCAACATCGAAACCGGCCCCGCCGCTACGATTGCTCCTACTGCATCCAGCGTGACCACCGTTAGCAAGGTCATTAAGGTGATGGTTGGCGGCACCGTGTACTACGTGCCCGCCTACGCCACCTTCAGCTGATATGCAGCTGACGAGGGAATTTCTGGAAGCAGAGATTGCTGATCTGAGGGAAGAGGCAAGGAGGGCGGAAGCCTTCCTCCTCAAAGCCCAAGGAACAATCGAAGCCTATCAGATGCTCATCAACAGGCTAGAAGCACCGGAGCCAGAAAATGACGATGCAATATGATGTAAAACAAGGTCATTTAAACCAAAGCGGTTTTTTTGTTCTTGGGCGCAACCGTGTAAAAGGCGTTTCTTTTTACGGTGGTGGCGGAACTTTTGTTTTGTTTGATACAACCGTAGCCCCAGTAACTTCAAGCGTAACTTACGGTCGTAGCGGTACAACCGTGACGATTGCAAAAACTGCGCATGGGTTAACAACCGGCACTGTTGTTGGTATTCACTTTGTAGCTGGTTCTGGTGGCGCTGCTACTGATGGAAATTACCCCATTACTGTAACAACCGCAGATGCGTTTACGATCACAGACATCAATACTGGGACTATCACAGGCTCTCCAGCAGCGCTTTATGTCAGCGGTGTAAATCGTTGGCTGTTAACCTATGAAACCCACGCATCAGACGAGTTCCAAAATGCGCCCCTTGTTCCCGGCGAAGGCGTATTGGCAGCAAATGGAATTTATGCCTACATGAGCGGCATTGACGGGGCGCAGATTTACTATGGCTAAGACCGCAGCATGGACCCGCAAAGAAGGCAAGAACCCCAAAGGTGGTCTGAACGCCAAGGGTCGCGCCTCTGCGAAAGCCCAAGGGATGAACCTAAAACCGCCGCAACCAGAGGGCGGGTCAAGGCGCGACTCCTTTTGTGCAAGGATGAGTGGCATGAAGAAGAAGCTCACCTCGGCCAAGACCGCGAACGACCCAAACTCCCGGATTAACAAATCGCTACGGGCGTGGAAGTGCTGACATGAAGCCGGAAAACGTTGAAGTTGTAAAACAGATCGGCGACGGCCTGTCTGTTGTTACCGCTATTGGCACGCTCGTGCAGTTGCTGCCTTCTGTTGCTGCACTGTTCACGATTATTTGGACAGGCATGCGGATCGCCGAGATGGTTGCTGGCAAGCCGTTTGCCGAAATTATTCGGCGAAAGAAGGTGAACGATGCCGAGCAGCAGTAAGAAGCAACACAACTTCATGGCTGCGGTGGCTAAGAACCCCGCGTTTGCCAAGAAGACCGGAGTCCCTGCGAGCGTGGGACAAGATTTCCTCAACGCGGACAAGGGCCGCAAATTTAAAGAAGGTGGTGACACTATGGCTTCCAAAATGAATCCCGGTTTCATGGCAATGATGGCCAAGAAAAAAGGCATGCCCGCCAAGAAAATGGCCGGTGGCGGCATGACCAAGATGGGCGCTGTGAAAA